GTTTGGCTTGAATTGTAACCTTCGCCCAAGCTCCCTATATGCCGTGCCACGCACTTCCGGCTTCAACTTTGAGCACTGGGTAGCAATGGCATGTATAGCTGCCCTGGTGAGTTCCATCTCATAAACGCCGCCATCATAACTGGTAAATACCGGCGTATATCCGGACAGCATCTTAAAATATGCCATCAATTCTCTTTTTGATGGTCGTTTGAATATTGATTCGAAAAGGCCCAAGCATCTCACCTGCCTTTATATGATGTTGAGGTAGTCTTGAAGATTGTTAAAAAGTACTGTGTAAGCAATTAAAAGAGAAACAGCGCCGTCTATGCGCTGTCTGCTGCTCTGTCCTTTAATTGGCCGTATATTGTCATTGTCGTCACGCTTTACATTCGTGTTTGTGAGGCACCACTTGAGCACGGGGTTTGAATTAAAATTTATTCTTTTTGCGCATAAATCCGCCCCCATCTCCTTCATGGGTTGGCTCAGTGTCTTTGCGCCCTGCCGGACCTCAATCATCGTGAAGCCCATGCTCTTCATTTCCTCGATCCAGTATTGCGAGTTCCAAGGGTCGTAGCCTATCCAGAAAGGTATGATGCCATATTCTTGGTACAGCTTCATGAACCATGCGGTCACGTCTGAATAGTTGACCTTGTTCCCGGGGCAGAGTGTCAGCAGGCCACGTTCTGCCCATTTGTCATATGGGATCTTGTCCTCTTTTACCCTTTGCTCGACAAGATCCTCGGGAAGGAAGTATTGCTGTATGACATACTTTTTCTCGTCACCTGGCTTCATCATAAGCAATGTCGCGCAAGTCAGGTCCGTGGTGCTGGATAGGTCCACCCCGCCTATTGCATAGCAGCCACGGAATTCTTCTATGTCGAAGGTTTCCTCGTTGTTTATCTGATCGAAGGTCAGCCACGTGCCGGCCACGGTGTCACGGATATTGAAGTCCTTCGTTAGAACAGTTGGTAGAAAGTCTGGGTCGTTCTTCGCTCTTTCTACATTGGCCGCCAATTCCTCATAGCTTTTGATGGTGCCGAGCCCCGGGTTTGCCTTTTCCCACATCCTGAAATCGGTCCATTCACTGCGGTCATCAAGCTCATAGATGAAAGCTAAGAATCTCTCGTCGTCCACAACACCATCCAGTACATTACAAGCATAGGTATATATACTGTCAAAGATACATTCCCTTACAAATCCAGCCGTTGTAATCATATCTAGTATAGGCTGTTCTCTAGCGGTCATGGCCTGCTTTATAACGTCATAAAGGTTTCGGTCTTTTATGGCGTGGAGTTCATCCATAATACCGTAATGAACATTTAATCCATCCAGACTGTTGCTGTCACTTGCAAGCGGCTCGAATTTGCTAAATGTAATCGGAAAATATAAGTCGGTTTTTCTTTTTTTCACATGTTTTGATAGTGCAGGAGACTGTGCAACCATGTTAACAGCTTCGGAAAATACAATACGTGCCTGATCTTTTTTAGTAGCAACACTATATACTTCAGCTCCACCCTCACCATCTCCAACCATCATATAGTTACCTGTTGCTGCTTTTTCGGTAGATTTCCCATTCTTACGGCCGACAAGAGTAAACACTTCCCGGCAGCGTCTAAATCCTGTTTCTTTATGTACAAAACCGTATACCGCTTGTATTTTTGCCTTTTGAAAGAGTTCTAATTTGACTGGCTTTCCAATCCATTTACCTTTACTGTGCTTGCAAAACCTTTCAATGAACTCAATCGGCCTATTTGCTTTCTCCAAATCGAAAATCCATGGGTCGCGAGGATTATCAAGTTCGTCTACTAGCTTTTGATACTGCTGTATCAATCGCTTGCAGACTACTATCTCTCCTGCCTGTATCTTGTTCCAGTACTCCCTTATGTAGTTCATTTCTTCGCCCGCTTCACAAATGCCATGAGTTCATCTTCGGCCTGCTTGCCGGCGTCAGGGTCGGGTATCATATCAAATAGTTGCTTGCAGACAGTAGCATAACGCTGAATCATGGTATTGTAAACCTTTGTGGCTGGATGCTCGCGGTAATATGCATTTGAACCTTGTTCAAACCAATCCAATATACCTTCCTTATCTATTGTTTCCCTGGCTTCTGCAAGGGTTGCCCGCATAAACGCAGCTTCATGAATAAGTCCTTCAGCTGCCTTGATTTTATCTTTCGGCAAAGTCTTAAATAATCTCTTAAGTTTTAATATTTCGCTTTTTATCATTTTTTCTTTTTCTATCTTTTTGGTAATATCCAAATTTTTCACCACCTCATAACTGCGTAGTTTAGGGGTCATGTGTGGAACCGTTCCGAGGTTTTTGGAAGCCTCGCCTTCGGTCTCCTGGGATATGGCTTTTCATTTTTTATGGGGGGGATTATTTTTTTACAATATCTCCGTTTTTATCAAACATCAATCCATCTGAAGTAACATCAGTACTGTGGTGTTCTTCGTTGTGGCAGTCTTGGCATACCAGTTCAAGGTTGTCCCAATTCAATGAAACATTTGAGTCGTTTATATTCTCTGGTGTAAGGTAGATCTTGTGATGAACTATCTTTCCCGGCTTACCGCAACGTTCACATAAACCATATCTATAAGCAAAATAAGCATCGCGACAATCTCGCCATGCTTTTGATTTGTAGAATAATTTTGCAAAGGATTTCATAATCAACTCCAATTATTTGTTTATATTTCTATTTTGTATAAATATTCGATACTTAAAACCAGGTCTAAAGCCTTAAATAAAGCCATCTTTATTTCTAACAATTATTATTTTTTATCAGTTTTTTAATAAAATTATGCATAAATATCGAGTTACTCATATCTTATATTCTGTTAAACTCGTTGATTATTTTATAAGCATTGATATAAAGCCATTATACGGTTTTTCAAAAAATGAGTTTTACATAAGCACGTTATGATAAACTATCAAAATATTTTAAAATTCTTAATGCTGTTGTTAATATTTTCCTGCTCATACCCTATATATTTCAATGTTATTGCTGGACTTGCGTGGTTGAAAATCTTCTGCAGCATGACGACATCTTTATATTGGTTGTAGTGATGATACCCAAATGTTTTTCTGAGAGTGTGAGTACCAAGGTCAGATATACCAAACAGCTCTCCAATTTCCTTTATGATCTGATAAGCTCTTTCGCGTGATAAAGGTCGGTTGTCTCCTTGTCTGCTTTTAATGAGATACTCGCTTAAGGGTTTGTTTTCACAGTATGTTTTAAGTTCCTTTTTCAGCATCGGGTTAATTGTATATATCTTTTGTTTGCCTGTTTTCTTTTCCCGGATATTGATACTGTTCTTATTCTTTACGTCAGCTACCCGAAGTTTTAATATGTCAGAAATTCTCAATCCGGAATATATGCCTAAAAAGAACATGATAAAATTCCTTTGGTTTGTTTCCTTAAGGTATGTACAAATATTCCTTACCATTTCCGGATCCCTGATTGGCTCCACATAATTCATTATCTCACCTCACAATAACCACCACCTGGATCTAAAAAACCGCCCTTGGAATTGACCTCAGACGGTTTTGAAAAATATATTTTTTTGACAGTTTAATCTTAGCATAAAGGAAAATCAAAAAACAACCAAGAAACAGTTAAAAAACAGTCAAATTTTAGTCAAGAAAAGGTTAAATAATAGTCAAGTCCTATAACCAAATAAAAAAGAACCCGAATGTTACTCGAATGTTACTAATAAAACACTATTGGCTCATCATCATTTTGTTCAACGCTCTGTTCTTCATTTTCTTTCGTTAATGCAAATTGAGCACTTAATTTCATTTTTGTTTTAGGATCATCTTCTTCCTCTTCTGAAAGACTCAAAATCGATACATGACTCGGGTTTATATAATAAGCTCCAATTCTGATGAACTTATTGCGTATTTTGCCATTATGGGTTAATTCTTTTATTACTTCTTCCGGCATGCCCTGTACCCTCACTACTTCTCCGTTATCCATAATAATTGTAGTAACTGGAACCAATGCCATACTAATCATCCCCTTTCTACTTACATTATTCTCCATTAAATGCTAAAATCCTTCTTTTTGAATATAACTATAAATTAATAATAAAAAAGAGAGGCAGCCTATTACCTCTCTTTTAAAAATGTTGTAATGTGATTATGTAACTAACACATCATCCGGCTTTATTTGCCCGGAGCATAAGCATCACCTCCACGAATAAATTTATATAGGACGGCGGCTATCCTTGAGGTACAATATATTGGGGGTTTACCTCCTTTTTAATTTATTTATTTTTTGCCACCAATTAATTACAAAAGTTTTATA